CTTCATCCTCCATTTTTTGATTACGCGCCGTATGACCTTTTTTATGAAGCCGAAGCCCCAAGATCATTAGGTTTTTCTTTTCGCTTAAGTACTGATGTACCGCCTGTGGTGTCACACCTAAATGATTAGCCAGATTTTCAATGTCTGACCATTTGAATTCACTTTGTTTTTTCATTTTATGATCTCAGCCATTGAACAAATTTTATTAAATGCCTCTAGCCGTCTTTTGCCTTCTTCTGAATCTTTTATAAATTCACAATCATTGTTCCAAAAATCGTTATCCCATTCCTCTTTTGTTCTAGTGAAGCAACCCATTTGAATAAACAATGTTCCTTCGAAACAATAAGCGGATGAATGATATTTATAAAAATTCATTAAGTGTACTATTATTGAAATTTTTACACCTGATTCTACTTTTGCTCTTGTCAAAATACTTGCATCATCTCCGATACTTGCACCATTTCCGATACTTGCACCATCTCCGATACTTGCACCATTTCCGATACTTGCATCATTTCCGATACTTGCACCATTTCCGATACTTGCACCATTTCCGATACTTGCACCATCTCCGATACTTGCACGATTTCCGATATTTGCACCATCTCCGATATTTGCACCATCTCCGATATTTGCACGATTTCCTATACTTGTATCATTTCCGATACTTGCACCATCTCCGATACTTGCACCATATCCGATACTTGCATCATATTCGATACTTGCACCATATCCGATACTTGCACCATATCCGATACTTGCACGATTTCCGATACTTGCACGATTTCCGATACTTGCACCATATCCGATACTTGCATCATTTCCGATACTTGCACCATCTCCGATACTTGCACCATTTCCGATACTTGCACGATTTCCGATACTTGCACGATTTCCGATACTTGCACGATTTCCGATACTTGCACGATTTCCGATACTTGCACCATATTTTTTAGCTTCTTCTCTAAGCTCAGAGATTGTTTCATACTCAAAACGCACTTCTAAAAACACAACTTTCATCTTATTCACCTTTTTTGCTTTGATTTAGTAAGTTTATCTAACAAATACTTACATTATTATTAACATTTTTAAGTAAGTCTATCTAACTGACAAACAAACCAAACGGGCATTATCTAAAATCTCTTTCCGCCAAATTAGCGATTAAATTATTACTGTGAGCATATTTCATAGAGTGTACCCCATTTCTATTTTTGGCTCATACTTTATCTCTACTGCCATCGAATTAAATCCTCGATACCCTTGAGTTTGTCCGTATTGGTTCAATGATAGCTCAACTTTGAAAGTGCGTTCATCTTGTCTATTCTTTGTACATCGCAATATTCTTTTATGTTCATCTTTTTTGTCCATAATATAAAACCACATCATATCAGCATCATATTTTTGATCACCGCCATTTTTAAGAACCATTCTCCCATCTTTTATGGCTTCATCGCTCATCTGATTTATTAGAAAAATGATGATGTCTTTTTCTTGAGCCAACTTAGATAACTTCGATGAAATTAATGACGTTTTTTGATGATCTGCTATTTCTTGATTTACTTCTATCTTCATCCGCGAGTCAATCGCGAAAAACTTAATCCCGTCACGTGCATAAAGTGTGATCTCCATGCAAAGCAATTCGAGTTCTCTTGAGTGAGAGTCTATTATTAGATTATCTCTTTGAATGTCATTTTTTAATTTGCGCTGAAGTCTGTGCCCTATTCTCTTTATTCCCATTTCAAAGTTGAAAAATACGCATTGAGAATAGCTAGAAATGTGTGAAAGAATATCAAGGATAAGCGTTGTTTTCCCCGTTCCACTTTCACCTGCAAACTGAATAAAAGTTCCCGTCTCTATCCCTCCTTTGATTCCCATACGTCTATCTTCATCGGTTGAAAGTTCTGCATCAATAGCATCAATTCCGATTGCATAGCGTGGTAAGTGTGGCATATTTTGAACCATTGTGATTAAGTCACCCGCTTTTATTCCGTTACGCTTCTCTTCTTGCTCGATCAAGTCTAGCATTTGTAGTTTCGTTTGATAAAGTTCTCGTTTGAGTTTTATAACCGCATCGTGGTCATCCATTCCCTCTGAGGTTTGAATTTGTTGAGTGATGGATCTTGTTTTTTGTTGCAGTTCACTAAATTTCATAGACAGCCTTTTTCTTTTGAGCCTGAAGCATTACTAAATATGTTTTAACAAATTGATAGCCTCCTGCCGTCTGTGCGTTAATTTCTAACCATTTCGACCCATTCATAGCATTTCTTTTTATTAACGCTTCTGATACCGTTATAGCGTCGATTATGAAGTGTTTTGAGTCTAATTCTTTGATAGTTTGCAATACTTGCTTGTGAAATGGATCACTAAATAGATTTTCATCAAAATTAAAATCAGTAACTTTTAGCTCTTTGCCGTCAATTCTGCTATGAAACGCCCATAGCAATGATGATAATATTGCTTGTTCAATTTGGATCATGATATAAACCCGTCCGCGTCTCGAAGATTCCCATACCAATCAACATAAGCTCCATTTTCAAATGTCTCTTTATGATAAGCCATTTTTTCATCGTGAGTTTGTGGTTGAGTTTGATTGTTTTTCTTTAACTCTTTTTCAACCCACTCAAATTTAATTGACTGCCACTCTTTTGATTCCATAAGCTCTTTCATTTCTTCAAGTTTATATCCTGAATTTATGCACTTACGCATCTCTGTAATTAATAGCTTCATAGGAGCTATTGTTTTAATAGGTTTCTTAATGCTCTTGCGGTATTGTATAAACCATGCCATAAGATTAATTGCTACCTCTCCGGCATTTGTCTCTTCTTTGAATTTAGAGATTAGCGAAGCGTCTATACTCTTTATATTCTCTTTAGTCTTATTTGAAGAGTTAGTATTATTATGTTCCCCGTTTTTCGGGGATACCCGTTTTTCGGGGATACCTTCTTCGGGGGTACCCACCATTTTTGGGGATAGATTAATTGAATAGTCATAAGCTCCGATAGTGCCATCTTCCGCATCGGTAATTCTGTCTCTTTCAAGCCATCCTGATTCGATACACTCTTTCCAATATGCGCTTAGTGTATCGGTCTTTTTGATACTTAAATCTTTCATAATTGACTTGTTATACACTTTCCAATTATCAGGCTTTGAGAAGAGCAAGCAAAGCACTCTAAATGCTCCGTTACTTAATCTTTTATCTGTAATCAACTCATTTGGAATTTGGCAGTATTTGCCTTGTAAATCGTTTCTTAAAAGGCTCATATTATCACACCAAATCAATCAAAGTGATATTTTCTACCATACTTTTTGCTTCGTTAAATTTAAGGCGTGGTATTTCCATATAGCTTGAAACTGCAAAACTATCTTTGAGTTTTGAATACACCTTAGCAAATAGCTTTTTATTTGACTCAATCGGCGCATTAAAACTGTAAACTTTTGTTGCAACTGATTTTTGAAGGATACGCTTTTGAGATGGAGTGAGTACGATGTCGTTTTTAAGTTCATCAAGCTCAATTTTAATCTCTTCTACTTTATGCTCGATTAATTGGTTGCCTTGAGCCAAAAGAGCTATTTGTTCTGGAACTGTCAAAATCTTTGGTTGTTGAATTTGTTTTTGTAACTCTTCCATTTTGTCGATGACTTTCATAAGAAGTGCATTGTTTAATTTTGCCCCTGTTGCGATGGCTTGTTTTTTATTTAGGAGTAATGTTTCAACCTTAACCCCGTTTAAGTTAAAAGTATCAATTTTGGATACTTCACCAAATGATGACTCTTGTGATAGCTTTAGCACTTTTTCCATTGCCTTGCTATGTTGTACACCGATTAAATCGGTTAAGTCTTTTAGCGTGATTGATACTTCGGTATCGACTTTTAAAAGTTCCATTATGGAGTCCTTTTTTTGCCATTCTGTAAAGTAGTTGAGGATATTTTTTTTAAAGGAGTTTGGCGGGTTCCTTTTATCAGCAACTCTATACATAGGTAGGAACCCGCCAAGGCTGACCTATGTATACAATTGTTGATAGTGACATTATACCATAAACCTCATCTTTTTTGATGAGGTGGTGGTGTTATTTTACTTCTACCCATGAACCCATAATGTCACTTGCATTTATCTGTAATGCAGTTTCAATAATCCCGTCTTCGACCTGATAGTAGAGTGATCTATTAATAATTCTATAAACTCTGCTTTTGTACATTAAAGAGTTTACGCACCGCATCTTCTTCCCACCATAGCGCATGAGATGAAGGGCTCTTGAAAATGTGTATGTTTCTTGCATTATTTTATCCCCTCTTTAATCAAAAATGCCGTCATCGTTGGACGGGATACAAAATATTTTCTTGCAAGAAATGATATACTTGCTTTTTTTGCTATATCACTTTTAATCTCTTTGATTGACTCTTTCAATCGTAATGTTGTCGTGCTTTCCTTTTCCATTTAAACTCCTATTGTTTTGTAAAATAATACACACATTAAACTTAAAACAATATTACTATAATTGTAAAAAAAATTACTATATTTGTAATCTATTTAAGCACTATTTAATAATTATCATTTTATAATGACGTTATCAATTTAGGAGGTACTAGGATGAAATGCTATAAAGATAATTACGGAAGTGACGTAGACGGCAATCGCGGTATTACGGTTTGGGAGTGCGAGCTTGAAAAATCAGATAATGATGAGATTGTTGAGAAAATCGAGGATCAGCTTATCGACTGTGAAGAGGGCGATTATCCTGAATATGTAACAATCACTATGATTAACCCGATGAATGATGAAGAGATTGATTTTGACGTATGTGTAAAGGACTACTTATGAAAACAAAAATTAAATGGATGATGCTCAGACTTGAAGTGAAGGCTAAACATTTAGCAGAAAGGATCTTTTAATGATTACTCAAAACAAAAGCCTTGACCAATTTCTTTGTGATTTTTTCACCAAAGAGCAGTATGTTGAGATTAACGCTATTTTCTTACAAGATAAGCTTAGGAACCTTATCCAAAATGAACGTTTGGCTCAAGCTCAACTTTTATGCTATTAAGTTCAAATTAAATGCAGACAAACTACAAAAAAAATGGAGTGAAAAAAATGAAGCCAACCTATGATCAGTTACAAAAAAAGGTAGCTTTTTATCGCATATTTTCTATCAGCATGATCGCATTTATTGTATTCATCGGAATGAACAATTTATCAACAACGCAATCGGCTATGGAGCTTGAAAGAGCACTTAAAAAGAGTGATAACAAGGTGCTTGAATTGCAATTGGAGCATGAGCAAAGTATCGAGGATTGCCAAGGTTACAAAGATGCCAATATGGCATTAATCAAATTTTGTCGCCCGTGTGATATCAATAAGGTGATATTAAAAACGCCATTACCAAAAATGAAGGAAGTGTGAAATGTCAAAAACTGAAAAACAAATAATTAATGAGCTATACGCTGATTATAGTGGCGAAGATTTAATGGCTATTGGAATTAATTGTAATAGGTTGGTTTTGGAAAATGAGCCTGATATGGTTTTAAACCCTCCACGCTACAATCAAAACGGTATCGAGACAATCGACTACATGAGAGCGTATTCAACTAAAGAAGAGTTTTGCGGTCATTGCAGATTGACAGCTATCAAGTATCTTTCAAGAATGAATACCAAAGACGAACCACTTGAAAATGCTAAAAAGGCGCGGTGGTATTTAGATTATTTGATTGAAGAGCTGAATCAATAATCATGACACGCCTACAGCAATCAATCATATTAGTTAGTATTATTGGGACTATTCTCGATGAGTACCGAGACGATGTAGAGTTATCCCCTCCGGTGCGTGCGTTAAAATTTACGTGCAGTCGATTTATGCAACTACAATCAGGGACGAAGCTTATACCGTTTATAGGCAGTAAAGTCGTTGACCCAAACAAGCATAAGCGGTTCGTCACGACGGTAATGATCGGAGATAAAATATGGAAAACAGCACTCGACAGATACGCAAAACAATCGCTTACAATCGAAGCGGTTGCACTAATCAAAGCTGTCTATGACTTTGCACCTGAGATTTTAGCAAAACACGCTCATATCTCACAAAAGAAGATCACCGATTATCTTAACGAGTCAAAAGATGGAGACGCTCGGTTTAAGACACAGGGAGCAGTAGTAGGCGGGTATCTAGTCGAACTACTTGCAAAAGAGATGGGTATTAAAATCAACGGGCGGTTAGGTGCTTTAAAGAATAAAGTTCAAAATGAAATTAAAGAGGCGGCATAAAATGAGCCCATACGAAAACTATTGCTCACAAATGAAAGAGCGCGGGTTAAAGCCAACGATGTCAGAGGCTCAATTATTAGAGGCGTGGGGAATTAAAACAGAAGAGGAGCATGTTCCATTACTTGTACGTCCAAAAAAAGACGCGCGACTAATACATCCAACCTTTAAGGAACACAAAAAAAGATGATTGACATTAACGTTGACTCTATTCTCGCATTCTCAATTTTAATCGAGGAGGAGATGAAGGAATTTGATTACCATAGCGAGAGTATAAAATCGCGAATTCAAGAACTCTGTGAGTTGTCTTTTAAAGTGGGATTTAAAGCAGGGCAGCTCCCTGAAAATAACATCAAATTTAGAGATATTTCAAAATGAACCTTACGGGGCGTCACACCCCAACCCCGTAAGGCATTTTACCTTTTACAATCATTACAGAGTCAATATGAATAAATTGCCCTTCAAGCGCCGTGGTCGATGCGTCTAGGTTTATCTGAGATCTAAGATATACATCGGTTGTCTTCAAATACACAGACAAAAATCGCCAGTGCCATTCACCGTTCAATGTTGGATGCGACGGGGACGTTGGGGTGTCCGTATTGCTAATAAATGCTACTCTCCCTGCATTCGTGGTGTTGCCAACGACGGTATCAACCTTCATTCTCACTGCCATTGTGTACCAACCGCCCTCCAACTTATCACTATCCGTAGTGAGCACTTCTAATTTAAGATTACACGCCGCGCCTCCTAGTGCTGTGACTTTACACGAAAACTTCTTGGCAGTGTCGATATAGACCGTTGTGTCTTTTAAACACGTGCCCCCGGTAACCGTCCAACCATCCGGGGGGAGGTTGACGTCCGTCCACGTTAAAAAATTACCGTTCGGGATAATATTTTTTGATGCTAAATTTAACAGTGAGTCAAAACCAACGCTATTCCCGGGCATAAACTTTTTGTTTAATTGCTCTGTAACCGAGTTGAGCATTAATTGTGTCCCGGTGTTTCCCAAGCCTTGCGACGGATGGATGTTGTCGGCATAAAGGTTGGCAGCCTTACCTAGTGCAACAAACTTATCCCATGCATTAGCCACCGCAAAACCGCGAGAATGTGCCCAGTCCGTCGCCCATCTAATTCGCGGTTCATTCAAATAGTCATCCCGCCAAGGGTTTTGACGAATCTGCATAAATGAGGCATAAGGGTGATGTTGCAAAACCGTTTCGCTAAACATAGCGTGGTATAACACGTTGTTGATAGGTCTAGGATCATTCCACGCATTGTGACCGTGATTGCTTATTATCAGATTGATTTGGTCTGATACGTCAGGGTAGGTTGTTTTGTTACAAATGTTTTTTATACCGTTTGTAATTTTATTCAACCCCAAAATGTACTGAGGTGCGGAGCCTGCTACTGCAAAATTCCAGAGATCCATAAAGAATGCGGTTGTTCCCGTATTCATACTCACCGGAGCCAGGTACGCGTTCGTTCCCTCATCCCATATTCGATACCTAATTGTGAATTTGGGGTACTTTGTAGTCAACCATTGTGCGAAGAAATAAACCCACTCATCGTTTCCGTTCCCGGTTGAGTCACTGTTTACGAGAATAGCCATCGAGCTAGTCGCTTGCTCCGCATGAAAGAGGAAATTGCCCAATGCAGGATGTGCGAACACCCCGTTATCAATCTCGGCAGCCGTCGCTTGCAGCCCTGTTATTTTATCTAAATCGGCACCGCTTGCCGTTCCGTTATAATTTGGCATTTCATTCTCCTAAAATGTAGTATTCATTATTTTCTGTGAGGTAGTACGAACCGTCGGACAGTATATAAGCCCCATCCGGGGAATATTCTCCTCCGAAAACACCGCCGCCATCTCCAACGGCATAGAGGTTAATGCCCTCCCCGTTTCCAACGGTTGATGTGGTTATTCCGTCCATCTCTATGACCCTTTGTGTACGTTAATGCTCAAAGGGACATCACTTTGATTATAAATCCACATTTTTCCCATTGCATCTGGGGCATTAAACCCATCGTTAAGCGTTATTTTATGGGCGCTCCATTCAGTCGGTTCGGTAGCCCCAAAGCCATAATAGTAGCTCGCTCCGAAGCCACAATAGTAGCTTTCACCCGCGATAGCCGACACAAATCGGTGAACGCCAGTAGCTGGAATTTCTTGAACCCCATCTGATGGAATGGTGTAGGTTGGTATCATCGTTGGGCGTGCCATTTTTTTTCCTTGTCTTTGATTTGGTGTTATTTTACAACTGTTCTACTTACAACTTCTAAAACGACCCATTAAAACGTCATAGTCGCTCTCTAGCATGATCCATCGCTCAGACACGCATTGACCGAACTTAGTGGCGTTTGTTTCGCCGGAGCACGGTTTATGGAACGTCCGCTGCGGTTCTTCCGCTTTACACGGTAGATAGATTGTTTTAGGGGCGCATCCGCTAAATACCACTATTGCGAATAATGCCCATACCGTTTTCACAATCGGATTTATTTGTGTCATAAACGTACTCCTTTACGATTTTAAGTTTTTCATTTGTAACAACGTGTATCTTTTCTTCAATCCGTTTGGACTCAATGACGCGCACTTCTTGATTTTGTGACAGTCCTGACGTCACACCTATATTCACGTTAAGCTTGTTTATTTCTTCTTGCCTTGAATAGTTCATAAACCACAGAATGCCGTTGGACGTAAGCGACAAAACGAGCAGTATCGCTAAAATCTGTAAGAGGGGGGTTTTGAGCATTATTCTGATCTCCCCAAAGTAAGAAATACAAACAACATTGCGACGACCATAACAGTCATTGCTTCAAATGTGTTGAGTGACATTACGCAACCTTTACGAAAGTTTTGTTTCCATCGTTTGACGTAAAGAAACCACGATGATCACCAACGTTCATTGAAACCTCAACATGAAGCCATGAGCCTTCATATAATACTTTCCTTAAGTCAGGTAACAAACCGCCTCTATGTGCGTTCATAAGCGCGCCAAATGCTTCTTTTATTGACATATTTTGCGGGGTGATGTCTACCGCCTCAAAGATGGTGTGTTTTGAGGCGGTAGACTTTGAACCAACTGCTTTATTCAACCGCGCATTACGAAACCCGCTATTTACTTTTAAGGGCGTATCACCCAAAATATGACGGATTGATTCAAGCAACTTTGACAAGCGCTTACCTGCCAACAAATATTGCTTTGCATCGAGTCGATTTTGTGCAACCATTTCAGGATGGCTTGTGCTGTCCGTGAGTTCTTTAAATGTGAAATATTCGCTGAAATTATCCATTTTTCATTTCCTCCGTGAGTCCTAATTTCTTGGCAATAACACGCTCCACAAGCAATAAGCCTCGTGTCCCTTGGTGGGACGTTATCCCCACACAAACAGCGGTAAGCCATTCGTCAAAACCGCTGTATTTACAAAGGGCATACGTAACAACTCCGATGAAGCCGCTAATAGTCACGTCTCCGATCCACTCGCTGAGGCTAAACCGCTGGATAACCCCTTCTTTTACTTTGCGCACCGTGTGAACCGTGCCACCCCATAACGACAATACCAACACCCACATTATTGTTATAATTCCTACGTTTTCGGGGATGTTATTTTGTGGCATTTTGCACCTCTACTTCCAAATGTTTGACCCTAGCAGATAATTCTTGCACGGCTTTAATCAGAGGTGCTATAAACTCATCGTATCCGATGGTCAATACATCTGTTCCACCATTTATACTGTGGTCTTGATATCCGCCGAAATCTACTCCTAATTCATCCATTACGGCTTTAACCTCTTGTGCAATAACTCCCTGATGTTTGCGACGTTTTGCTCTTGAACCATCTTTGGGAACAGCAACAAGGGAGGTTTGTGTGTATTCTTCTTTAGTGTATCTTTGGTTTTTTGAAGACTCTTCTAACTCTTGGTTGAACGCTTCATTAATAACCTCTCTCGTTAATGTTTCTTCAACCCTATCAAAGTAGTCATCTCGCATATCCCACTTGTACTCAACGGGGCGTATTCTATTGATGAATTCCAGCCCTAATGAGGTATCCGCAATACTTGTCTTGTCTCTTGCATCGGAACGATTTTGCACCGTCCCGTAGACATACGTGGTAGTTGAGCTATTGCCTAGCTGAACTTGGTTGTTCCCCGATACTCTCGTATCATATCCTAGTCCTGCGCAGTTGCTATATGTGTCATTATTGGTTCCATCTTGCCGATATTGTAGTGCATTCGCACCGTTAGCTGTGTTGTAATTGCCTGTGGTGTTACCACGTAGTGCATTCACACCGCTAGCTGTGTTTTGAATGCCTGCGGTGTTAGTGGTCAGTGCATCCACACCGCTAGCTGTGTTTTGAATGCCTGTTGTGTTAGTTAACAGTGCACTCACACCGTTAGCTGTGTTGTAATTGCCTGTGGTGTTACCACGTAGCGCACCCACACCGTTAGCTGTGTTGTAATTGCCTGCGGTGTTAGTGGTCAGTGCATCCACACCGCTAGCTGTGTTGAGGGTGCCTGTGGTGTTACCACGTAGCGCACCCACACCGTTAGCTGTGTTGTAATTGCCTGCGGTGTTAGTGGTCAGTGCATCCACACCGCTAGCTGTGTTTTGAATGCCTGTTGTGTTAGTTAACAGTGCATTCGCACCGTTAGCTGTGTTGTAATTGCCTGTGGTGTTACCACGTAGTGCATTCACACCGCTAGCTGTGTTGTAATTGCCTGTGGTGTTATCACGTAGTGCATTCACACCACTAGCTGTGTTGGAATATATATTTCCACCGCCCCTCCACAGCTCAACTCCATTGGCAATAACTTTACTAGCAACCACTACACCATTGTCGTCAATAGTCACCATGCTATCTTTAACCGCACCAGTTGCTCCATCAACTCTCGCTATCGAGTTGTTGACCAGCGTTACTCTTTTGATTAATGAGGCTTTGATATTAGCCCATGTCATTTTCTTCATAACAAACGAAGCGACACTATCTAAAAAACCAAACTCATCCGCATCGTCAGGGGTTGTTTTAGCCGTCGCAGCATGAACCGTTGATGCAATATCATCGTGCAATACCCATCCGCTTACATTTGGCGCGTCCGTATTTGCTGGAACGGTGTTAAGATAGTTTTTGTCATCCGTAAATCGAACCACAGCGTTAATAGCGTATGCGTAAGCTGTACCGCCGTTTGTTGTCGCGTCGATATAATCAGGGAAGCCATGGGTTTGGTACTGTTGCAATGCGCCCGTAACGTCGCTTAAAACATAGTTTAGCTTTTGTCGTTCAATGGCGCGTGCGAGCGGGTCGGTGCCTAATACGCGCTCATAATTGAGATTGTACCCTTCGGTATAGCTGACTGCCCCAGATACGTCTAACTCGTCGGGTACGGCTGTTTTATCACCGCTTGCAGCCCATAAAGTTTTAAACCATTTTGCCATACTATTTCCTTTTTAAGTGAAGTTCCAAATAATCTTAACGCCCGCTGGACGAGAGATAACGTCGTAATTATCTATAATAAACTGAGTTTTATAATCAGGCGTTACCGCTGTAATTGTGACGGTCATATTTAGGTTGTCAATAATGCTCGTAATCGGCAAAATCTGAATAACAGCTCGATACATTTCGTCAACTGTTGCGTTTGATGTTATTTGTCGATATCGTAATTGAAGTATAGTGCGTTTTTGCTCAGTGGTCAAAATGATACCGCTAGATGGGTAGAACCCCCCATGTGAGAAGTTGGTACCGTTTGAATTTAAAAAGTTAAACCATACCGGGGGAACGTCCGATTGAATTGAAAAATGAACCCCTAAAATTACCGCCCAAACATGGCAGCCAAAATCGTTGACCGTTCGTAAGTCGAAAATATCGGTAATAAACCCGTCCCAAAAGTTCTTAACATTTTGATCTAACCATGATTGCTGTTGAGTTAAAATAGTCTGTAATTTTTCCGCGTCGTTATATTGCCACAAAAGTGATTTTGTAATATCAACAGTGAAATCAAACTGCTCTATTGTCATACGATTACGACCTGAATTCCACCTAATGAAGTAGAAGCGATTTGATTGATTGCGATAGCGATTTCGGTTGATTGATACACGCCCGTAGAGGCAGGGGCAATTTCAACCGATATAACATAAACACCCTGAACTCCCATAACTGCGCCTGCAATATCAAAAGGAGATACGGACACACCTACAGCGAAACCGTCCTCACCTTCGAATATTCCGTTGGCATAATCTAAAATACGGTTTTTAATCGTATCAGATACCGTACCGCTTGCACCGTTTAAGCGCACGGTCACTTTAATCAATACACCGATAATGGTAGGGCGTGAAAATTTAACATTAACCACTTGACCGCTTGCAGCCGTTGTGGCTACGGTTGTAGTCCCGTTGAAGTTTGTACCAGCTGATCGATGGTCTAAAATAGAGCGTGCAATATCCACGTCTAACCCACCGTTGACACAAACATAAATAGAGTGAGCCACCATCGAGATAGCATCAATCGTTTGGGTAGTGGATTCGATGTTCTCTCTAAACTGCAATGACTGCACACCGCTTACCGCGTATAGTCCTGAGATAACTGCCTCCGTTGTTTGTACGCCTTGCAGTGCTAATGTTCGTCTGCGTAATCTACCGAGGGATAAATCAGACTGTGACTCTACTCCAAGAGTGGCAGCCGCTGCATTGGTAATTGAAGTCCACCCGAGAATACCGTCAACGATTACCGTTAATGTTCCGATAGGCGCGGGAATAGCCCCGAGAGATACCGACTGAAACACCATATCAATAGTACCGCTTAATGGTATCGTGGTTGTTGTTACCGCTTGAAATAAATCGCCTGCGGTAGTTTCAGCTACCGCCCCTGAGTTAATAATAGTCCCCGATGTTCCCGTCACGGTTGTCGTTACAGTTGATTGGGTAGCGGTAACTCGTGATAATCCGCTTAATGCACATATAGCGTCAAGAAATACGCCACCCGATAAATTTGGGTTAAATTGATTTGCTACATCAGCACTTAATCGGGCGATACCGTCACGCTCCAACGTTGTAGCAGTAATCATAATGCCTTGTGGAGTCGATGGCGTGAGGTCTAAATCAGCCCCGAAGTTTTGGAGATATTCAGCTTGAACTTCTGCTAGTGTTGTTGAGGTATCGGGTATGATTATTCCCGATGTTGTTACATATTCATACGCCAAGGGATACCTCTCCATAAATCGTTTTAATAATAGCAGTATAATTTAAAACGCCATTAGATACAAATGAGGATAGCTCTACAACATCAAGAACCCCATCGACACCTATTAACGCCTCGCGTATTGCATTTTCAGCTTGTGCGATATTTGGATTACCGACCCATAATACTTGAAAGTTTGGGATACCTTCATCGCCCTGAAGCACTAATTCGCCCATCATCGTCTTAACTACATTTTCGCATATTTTAGCGATTGCCGATAAGTCCGAAGCTATCGACAATAAACCGCTTGGGGCGATATATAAATCATTATTTAATCCGTCGGTATTAAATGTTCTCATGTTGGTACTCCTGTAGTTCCTGATCCGACCGTAACGCCAGAGTGTGTATGTGTAGCTCCGATATTTTTGCCGTTATGTTTTAATGTGGAGGAAGTAATAATAACGTCGGTCGCTACGATCTCAACCGTTGGAGCCGATACCTTGATTTTATCAGCCCCTAATGATACTTTTACCGTACCGCTTATATTTTGAAGCACTGCATTATTAGCGTCTTCGCCCGCGATAATGTACCCGCGCATAACGTCGGGATAAAATAGTGCATCGCTAAAACTCTTTTTGCGTATTGTGTTTGGTGCTGAATTTGCATAGCTTTGAAGAAAGATGGAAATATCCCTATCATTCGCTTTTATCCATCCAAGGTCACCCGCTTTAAGCGGGAATGATAGAATGAAATCACCGCCCCCGTATTGGTACACTGGAATAGAGGCTAGTTGAGCACGCTTAATAGTCGTATCGGACGTTGTAACCATCATTATCATAGGTCTGATTACTGCGCGGTTTGTAGTGCGGTTATAGCTCACTACACGCGCGGGGAGCATATCGTCTGTGTTCTGTAATATCTTACCTACAATGTGACGGAATGCCCCCGTTAAATCGCCTTCATCTGCTGGGTCAATGGATGGAATATTCCTAGCCACGTTTCGCCTCCAAAATTAAGTAAAAAGGGTTGTCACGGTTCGCAATATCAAACCCTAACTTGTAAACTATGTATGTACCGCTTGCCGACGGGTTCAACTTACTTTCGATAATCAAAGCAGTTCCTATTTGGGTATCGTTGTCATAAAGGCATTTAACTTTGATCCCATGCTCTGTAATTTCGGGGATCCCTATCATTCCCGTTTCAAGGTTTAGCGTTCTGCTTTTGCCATTGATAGGGACATTACTATCTTTAACGATTAATTTATCATCATCAATAAAAGCGTTTACACCGCCCGCACTTGCAAGGCGTTCTACTTGTTTGATAGACGCCCCCGTAAACGAATAATTCGCTATTTTCTTATCTTTAGCCTCAAACAATAGTGATAGTCCTAAATCTTTTGCCACGTCTTTCGCCAACTTTGATAAATCAGTCGTATCGGCTTTAGAACGTGATATAACGTCCCCTTTTGCGTCGCTCTTTGTTGCTGACTTAATCACTAAATCAATATCTGGAGGCTGTGATACGGTTGCGCTAATAATGTCACCGATAAAGACTATTGCCGTGCCAGTGGATACCCGCCCCGCTTCAAGTATCAATCGTTTGGGGGTGGATGACTTTATAAACGGTGATGTTTCAGAGAGAATGTAGTCGCGGACTTCTTTTGATAGATTAGTGATTTTAACCTCGCACTCATTTTCGGTTGCGTTGGCATATTTTGTACCGCTTGCAGAAATTGCAAGATCAGAGAAATAGCGGATAACGCCTTTTACTTCGATGCCAATTCTAACAATACGAGGGTCAATCACGATACGTCACCATTTCGTCAGGTGTTAAATATACGAGCGATTGAGATACATTGAACTTTGTATAATCTGGATACTCTTCGTTTTCGGTTACAAAAAAGAAGTTTCCATTCTCAAAATATTGATAAGGAATAATCGGCATATTTGGCAAGCATTTTACGCCTTGCAATACCACCACATTATCCATCATTATATCAGCCACTACACCGCCAGTGCTTTTTATCGTAATCTCAAAATCAATATCATTTATAGTGACGCTTACTTTCTGATTTGAAAGTGATTTAATAGCAATGTCGATCATGATAACCAACTTTTTAATACGGATCGTTTTTTCTCTTTATCACCCGGCTTTGTTTCGGTCGGCTGCTGCTTCCCGCTGTTGGAAGTCTTTGAGTGTTTACTGTCCTTTGGTTTTGAAACCGTCGGGTTTTTACCGACAACGTATTTGGCGAATTTAACCTCTTGAAGTTTAATAGCCATCGTTAAGGCGTCATACATTTCGGGGTCTTCATCGTGAGGCATATTTGAGATTATCATCGAGCGATATGTACCGCTACGGGTCTGGACAATCAGGAGAGTGGCAGCGATAAAATGCGACTTAATTGACTCGTATACTGAGCGATAATCATCAGATGAGATAATCATGGATAATTCGATGTCAATCGGTAAAATAACCGTATGATCCGTTACGGTTGAGCCGTCCTCGACTGGGTGACTCATAACGGACGAATTCTCATTAACCTTTGCCTTAATCGCTCTCGCATTGGCGAAGAGCTGGTTAAATGAAGTGTTGTCAAAAATACCTACTACGTCCTGAGAGGCGGATGCAATGCGTGTGTTATCGTTTGCCATTACGCTTTAATCCCATCGTCATGGTTTGAGGTTGCGCGTTTCAATTGCGCGTTAAGATGTCCGCCGACACTTCGAGCTATGCCTTGGCTATCCGTTGCTTTCGTCTTAATCTCCACTTTGCCGACTGTCACGTTAGATGACTGCGAGGTAGTGCGGCTGTTCGCTATTGCCATTGAATTGGTACTATTTATTGCCGATCCTGATGCCGCGCGTACTTGACTGCGAGCGTTTTGAATTCCTTTGACGGATAAGTCAACCCCTACTATTTTAGCAATGGTTTTAAACTCGTTAACAATTCCGTCAAATGTAGCTGAGAATGCGTTAGTCACACCGTCTAAAACAATGCTGAAAATGTCACCGAGCTTACCGACCAATTCAAACAATAATGGGAACGTATTTTGCATCCAGTTCGCACCCGTTTTGAGTGAATTCCAAAAGGCTTCTGCGCTTACAGTCCCGAGTGTGAATAAGTCCCCAGCTAAGCCATAAATTTCAGTGGCTACGGCTTTCAGAGTGCCAAACGCTTCACTTATGCCATCAATTAACGATTTAACAACGGGATATTTAGCGTATAAATCACCAATCATCGACTCGTTACCCGCTCTGAAGTTCATCACATCGTCATAAAGCAATGCGAACGCACCCGCCACGACTGCGACAACCGCACCGATTAAAAGGAATGGAGCCATAGCCACTAAAGCCGCTCCCGCCGCGGTCAATAATGGAGGGACTAAAAAGAACAGCACGGCTGCACCCAAAGCGATAAATAATCCCGTGATAAAATCAGAATGTTTACGGAAGAACTTAGCCATAGTATCAAATATACTTATTGCCATTTTAAACGCTGGAATGAGAGAGCTTCCTACATTAAGAAACATACCCCTAAATACAATAGATAATTTATCTATTTCTAAATTCAGATTACCAGCTTCTTTTGCTTGTGCTGCTGTAGTAACTCCCATCTCTTTTTGCTGTTTGATTTGGGCTTCGACTTCACGCCTTCCTTTTTGAAGAAACATAATAGTTCCCTCATCGAGCCCGAGCTTTCTGCCCATACCCATGGACTCACTTTTAGACATTCCCGCCATTTTGTCAGCTAATTCTGGAAGTAAGTCCATAACTTCCCTCATTTTACCGTGAGAGTCTTTTACGTTAATGCCGAGTTCTTTCCAAAATGGGAGCATCCTAGAAGTACCCTTAGTGGCTATCATTGCAAAGTCTGCACTAAGTGCAGATAGTGTGCTTTGGAACCCTTCGGCAGTGCCTCCTGATAATTTAATAGCATTTCCCCATGAGTCTAAATCTTCTACCGCTATACCAAGAGATTCAGATACCTCATCGAGTCTATCGGCATAATCAATCGCCCCCGCTATCCCGCTAGTCATTGCACCGACCGAGAATATCGCCATCATAGCACCGCCAGCGGTTGCGAGCATATTTCCAAATGATGAACCGAGCTTACCGCCCGCTAAATCTGCAATATTAAGTTTATTTGTGAGCTTATCGGTTTTAGAGTTTGCTTCGTCCATGCCCTTGTTAAGGCTGGAAGTATCAGCGGAGAACATAATCATGAAGGTATCAAGTAATGCCATTATATTCGCCTCTCTTTTATATTGTTGAAGTGTAACACGTGCGGTGATTAATTACAAATTAGGACTTATAAGATAGTCACTTTTTTTTCTTTGCGTCTTCCATAGCTTGCCACTCGTTGAAGCGATTTACGGCTATAATTTCCCACATATTCATCAGGTCTTCAATGTCGTAGATCGTTCTTAACTCGTTTAGCGTCGCTTGTTTTTCGGTGATGACGCATCCGATAATTGGGTCAACATTGACTGGGCTATGCCCTTTATTTTCACCCCTAAACCGTCGAATAAAAGAGACATCCTGCCTTGACTGAAAAAACTGTAATTATGGGTTAACATTTCTCCCATGATCTTGATAGCCGTTTCAGCGTCACCCGCATGATTATTAATCAATGCCGAAGTTGATAGCGCAATAGCCCCGCCTTCTGTTTCAACATAGACGTACTTAAACACATCGTCACGTACGAGCTTGAGCGTTTCAAAGTCACCGATTTTTGGCATTGCAGAGATAGGGAGTTTTACGAGTATTTCCATACCGATAGTTGCGGGGAAGCGTGAGATAGTGAATTTACGAATATCGCCATCCATATCGACGATTTCGATTTGTTTAGGTTTTAACATAGTCAGGAGCCTTTAAATTGTTATAAATCGGGCTTATAACCCGACTGCATTCTCGAATGAGAAGCTATATGTTTTTGACTTCATACGCCCAGCACTTGCAACACTATTACCGATCATAGCATCCGTCATTTTGCCATTGGTATAAGTTACCGTTTTCCCGTTTGGATACGCAACAGCTACCGTGATAACGTCTTGTGCTGATTTTTTTCCTTTACCAACACGATTAGCTTCAGCTATTACGCCCAAATTTTTATCATCGTCGCTATTTGGGATAATGTTCATAGTGAGCGCCAAAGGAGTAGCTTTACTCCACGTGACTAGATCGCCATTAAGCCCCATTGCTTTATCCGCTATTTGAATTGAAGGAATATCTAAGCTATCCCCGTCATCCGCAAACTGTGAAACTTGAAACCCTGATGGGAAGGATGCCGACGCTTTTACGTTGACAACTAACCCAAATCCGCTAATATCTGCCATATAATTCTCCTTAGATTAGTGTGTGTGTTCCCGATACGGCTCGAATCACATCATCCTTGCTGTATAACAAGGTATAGACTGCTCTCCATTCAGTACGCCCATCAACCGTTACATAACTTTCAAGCGTACAATCAACCCAATATCCGATGGACTGGATTTGGTGGAACGCTAAATCATCACCCGTAACCGACGCGATATAAACCTTTTGGGTTACGTTCAATTCTTTACCTACCGAGATAGTCCCGTTGAACAATGCGCGATCAATAACGTCTTGAAGCACGGTAACAAGCTGAGCGCGACCGCCCGCATTAGCCGATACTTTTGGCATAGCGATAAGAAGGCTCATAATTTGAGCACCCGCCGCGTCTTTGAGCCATTGTTCGTTAGCATAGGTATTCATATCGGTTGGAGCCGTATTTCCACCCATTAAGGCACCGCGTTGATAGAAGTCAAGGTTTTGTCCTGCTGTCTGAGTACGCCCGTAATAGTTTGCGCGTAACTCGTCGTAAGTCGTTGACAATGTTGTTGTCGTGACCGATGGGGTTAACGCGAATTGTTGGAACATGAAGTTTTGAACGCTGTTACGTTTTGCGTAATTCGTTGCCGCTAAAATCGTCATAGGAATAAGCTCATGGAACTCAGTCGCTACAAGGCTTTTAAGCGTAATAGATACACCAGCATAACCAATGATAGCCGCGCTTACTGTCGCAACGTCAGCAGCAGGAACGGACGCACAGAATTGATACATTACGTTCTGCGTATTATTCCATAGTGCCGCTTCGGCGATTTGTGCTGATGTTAGTACGGGAATAAATGCGAACGATCCGAAATTATTGTTAGCTTCAGATGATGCCGTCAATACTGCCGTGACTGTTTCGCCCGTAACTGGGGTATTATCCCAACGTGCAAAACTGATCTTTTTTGCTTGCGTAGTGTTTTTGCTAACCCATCCGAAATAAAACGCCGCACGCTTATATTCGTCCGATGTTGAACCGAATAATGTGGATACGTCTGCAAGAGTATCAAACTCCGCCATTGTACCGACCGCCAATAATACGTTAGCGGTAAAGATACGCCCGATCAAATCACGCTGTCGAACTGCACCTGCACCGCCAACACCCGACGTAATATTTACATATTTTGTAAAGCTAATCGCCATGTATGCTCCTTTATTTTTTTATGCTGTCTAATAATATCTTTAAAAAAAAAGATACACAAATTAGACTCTATCTGTATCAATCCTGATGTCAGATATGACACGACCATCACGAACCAAAGTGCGGTTATAGCTCAACGTGAAATCGAAAGACGGTGAAGCTTGAAATTGATCACGCTCATCTTTGAAATATGGGTTACGTAAATCAGTAATTCGCATAATCCCGAACCCTTGAGCTTTTAAAGCTTCAATAAACTGCGACCCCTGCATAATCATAGCAGTAGTGGCGAGAACGTCCGACGCTGTTAAGTCGCTCGTGGGCGTTTGGCGAACCCATGCGCTAATTTGCCATGTTGCTTCGTGAAGCTGTGTATCGGTGTCAATCTCTTTGCCTGATAAAGCGTCCCATTCGCTTTTACGTTGCGGGTGTCCGATACGCTTATCGTCTAATTTAAAGAAATACAAGGCATTGTCGCGTTCTGCCCCTTGTTCCGTCGGTTGATATGATTGTCGCATTGTTGCGGTGATGCCATTAGCCACCAGCCCAGCTTTAATGAGCGGGAAAAATACCCTCACGAGTCCGTTATCAGTCAATTCGCACCGCCAAATAATTATTCCATCCGTCTACTGTGAACCAGTCGCCTTGATTAGCTAGTAGTTGAAATGTTGAGCCGTTATAGATTATCCTATCCGATGAGTGGTCACGCTGTACATCAATCAGCTCGTGAGATGTGAAAATAGTAACGTAATTCTTTTGCAAGTCCAAACCGTTTTGCTCATAAACCGAACGTGACACGGGCTGAATACTTGCTTTGATAATAGTGCCATTATCATAGACTGGAATATCAATACCAACGTCGCTAATTGAGCGTGATACGAACTTTTTCCATGTCACTGTTTGAAGTCCGATAGCCATTGAAGCCATTTTAAATATGTTTTGCCCTGGTATCATTTTTCTACTACCTCCGATGTTAAAGAGTTGAGCATATAGCCCGTATCAACAAGTGGCTTATTTGATGTTCCGCTTCCTACAGAAAAAAAAGCAGATTGTCCAGCCTTGAATGCCTCTCCAACGCGTTTGCCTCCTATTTTTTCTCCTGTAGCCCTAACTCTTCTTAGTTCTATCGTAGTGTTGGATAACGCAGGTGATGTAACTCTAGATATTTGCTTGTATATATCACCCGCTACCAATAACCCTACAGCTTCAAACACTTCACCGATTGAGCGTTTACCATTCAATACAGTTTTCGTTCCTTGGGCTAACTTTGCACTCCATGTCATTTTATGAGCTGAAATAGCAGGACGCATAAACGGACGAGGGGGAATTGATTTGGCGGCATTTCCGAACTCATTTTGAGCCGCTATCATTGCGACTGATGTGCCGTCATCATATTTGATGGTATCGCCCCAACCGACACGAAGCTGTTTATGTTCAATGTCTTGAATGGTTTGTTTGAGCTGTGCAGATAATCCAGCTATTTTAGTTACCTTCATTCAAACGAGCCATCCATACGTCTAAAATTAGAACGTTCTGGGAAGCCTCCGACATAGAACCCACCCATTGAGCGGATAGTGAGGAGAGAGATTAATTGCTGTCCGTATGGAGTAAGTCCAAGCCACCAATGGAGTTGATTACGAACAGGGGGAGGCGTGAGTGATACGCTTATCTTGTCAATACTAGAACCCGTCACCATTCCGGGGACTTGTCCACTACCGATAAGATCATTTAAAAAGAAAAGGTGCGCTGTCATAAGATAGATAGCACGTTCACGGGATGTACCCGCTAAACGTCCGTAATCCTCATCACTAACATAAAGCTTTGCAGCGTCCATATTCATCGTAACGACTGTATCGGGATACGTCGTTACGTTAGCATAACCAGAGAACATAGCGCGAAACGTAGCGATAGTTAGTGTGAGCATTTTTATACCTCTTTAGTGATAGGCTTTTTGTCGCCAAAATAATCTGCGGGAGTAGCAGGAGATGACTTATCTTTTTTGGTCATATTTTTTGCCACTTCATCCGCTTCTGCTTTTTTGTTTTCAACGATGATAAACCCGTTTGCAACGTGCATTTTAAACTGATCATTCGCTTCCAAGATTGCAAGCTCTTCGTTTGTCACTTTGGTAGCGACACCTTTAGGGGTGAGAATGTTTTTATTTGCGATACCAGCACCGCCACGAATTAGCACATGAGCTACTACGTTTTGAATATCACCGCCACCTTTACCGTATGAGCGGTATTCGTTATCACATGAGAGAGTTGAATATACATAAGCCATATTTTTTCCTTGATTAAGTTTTCAGAGCCGATGATTAAAAGAAGCGCGCGGCTCTGACACAATACGCGCCTCTGCTAATCGTTATTGAAGGAGGGCAAACCCTCCAAAACTTTAGATTGCCGAGCGACGTACAACCGCGAAAGGACGTTTACACATAATACCCGCTGTAGCGTTGGTATATGCTTCTTCATAGCCCTTTGAAAGTTTTTGAACTCCAAGAACTTGGAACTTAGAAGGCACGACTTGAACAAATACACGTCCACCGTCTGTGCTATTATCATTCACCTGCTCAGCGAATATATAAAACACGTTAGCTCCACCGTTTGCAAGTGCCAACTCAGGAACTTTAACGATACGCATTGACTTGAAAGTCTTAGCGATCCAATCAGATACCGACACACCAAAATCAGACGTTACACTCAAATAAGTGGCGTGTGAAGTAGGGATAGCCAATGTGATGTTATCACTAGTCGTGTCGATGATTCCCCCTGATTGATTTTCAAGGTATCCCGCTGCTTCACGAATATCAGCTGTGATCTCCAAGAAGGTTTTTGTACTCCACGCTTTAGAAGTCGATGCACCCGTTGCAACGTCAGCATAAGCAGGGATAGCAGGGTCGTTTAGGAAACCATAAGTACGGTTTGCGCCCGCGTTATATCCTACGAAACCGATCTTGTTGCGTTGGATTTCCAATGCAAGTGCCGCACCTTCACGTTTTCCGTCTGCTGAGTTAACACGCATCTTAGCGGCACGAGCTTCCTCAAGAGAACCGACACGCATACCCTCTTCAAAGCGAACGATTGAACGACGCTCAAAGTTTGTATTCCATGAAGCCATTGTGGTGTTGGTATAGTCACCGTATGGTACTGATGTACCAGTTACTTCCATAACACCCTGAATGATCTCCTCGTCTTCCCATGAACCAGCAGTCAAAATACCTGTAAGCTCATCAATTTTACGAGAAGCCGTCATTACTTTAACAAAGCCCGGGAGCCATGATTGAAGGAACTGGACGGGAGTTGTGATTGAGCCAGCTGTGATAGTAGGAGACAATGCGTCCATAGCATCCATCATGCGATCAACCGAGCGACTATCCATTCCGATACCAAGTTTATTAAGGTCTTCGTAAGCCTCAACACTGTTTATAATTAGCGGGCGGATTTCCCGCGCTGCAATGTAAGAAATTTCATTCATTCAAATACCCCTTATCCTAGTAATTCGATGGTAGCCAGTCCAGCTGCCCCAAGTGTATAACGGGTGACTTTAGCACCAACAATTTGAGTTTGACCAGTTGAAGCCGTACCCGCTGAAAGAACACCCGTTGCATTCGTATAGAACACACCGTCACCGATAGCAGCAGCAGTCGCAAGAGAAACGACGATTTCACCCATCGTGAGCAATTCGCCTTGTGCTTCATTTGGAAGTACCAAAGTTGCTGCAAGTGTCCCACCCGCTGTTGTTCCGTTGCTTGCGTAAGCTTTAGGATTGACTAAGATACCCGCAAATACGCCCGTGCCACCGCATTGTGCAATTCCTTCACTTGTTACCGTGAACGCGTTACCGATTGTTTGAACAACTGAGCCTGATGTCAGTGTCCACGCCTTACATCGAACTGGGCTATTAGAGAACAACTCCCCAACTACACCAAAGCCTTGAGTCTTTTGAACTTCTGATTGAAAAGCCATTATTTGCCTCCGTTAAGATATGTATCGACTTCACTCAATACTTTTTTACTGTCCATAGCCGCCACTGTTGGAGCTTTTGACACACCCGCAAGATAACCGCTGATAGTAGCGACCTCAGAACCTTTTGCACATTCAATACCGAGCTTTTTAACTCCGTATACTGCGACCTCATTCAATCCCATTTCGGAATGATCAAACGTACCAACAACACCGCTTAGTTTTGAATAAAGACTGTCACGCTGTGCGATCTCTTTGATTACTTCACGCTTAACTGATGCCGCGTCCATTCCTTCAGCTTTAGGGGCTTCGTCTTTTGCTTCGACCTCTTCCGCGTCTTCCGTTTTAATCTCTTCATCGATCGCACCGTGTTCCGCTTCTTCAAGCGGTTTTAGCTTCTGCACAAAACTCATAATTTCAGCAACCTGAGCCGCCAAACTTTCGAGTGTTACCGCTTCCGCATCTTCCACTTTTTTAACTTCGTTTTCTTCCATCTGGAAAATCTCCTTTGTATCAAATGTAAAAACCATACTATCAAGCACGGCGACCGTAGAACCCATCCTTCCCTCTTCAACGAGAGCAAGATGATTTCCACGTATATTTCTTTGTATCGCGTCATATTTTACACCGTTAAACGCTCCCGACGCAAATTCATATTCACAACGGTATCCGCATGACAATTCTTTTTTTCCTGACTCGATCAAATTAGCCAAACTTTCGCTAAAAACTTTTATGTTTCCAAAGAGCGTACCGTCTTCAAAATATACGTCTTCGCCGATCACGCCATGAACCCCTTTTTTTTCAGCAGCCATAGCACCGTCACCGATCATGTGATGTTCATCCACGAATGGGAGGAGCTTAAAAGAATTAACACACTCATCATCGCTCAACTCTTCAGTCGGTCGATAAACGTTATATAGTTGGTCTGGGTTTTCCGCTCCTATCATTCTGCCAGAGTATGGGAATACCCCAACCAACGACAAAGGATTGCTTTTTACTTCAAAAAACCCATTATTATCAACGACTCGTACCGATTTATCCATTGTGTCTACCATATAAAATTCCTTATGCCAAAATTACGTCGGACTCGTGCCATCCAAAAACAATACCGTAAGATATGGCTGTTGTCGCGCCAGTATTTGTAACTTTAAAAAGGTAGTTAGTATTTTGCGTTAAAACTCTTCCACTCGACACACCACCAGCGGCAGGGTTTATATGTGCTCCACCGCCCGATGCAGGCAAGAAAACCCCGCCTATTTTTGATCCGTTTGCTGATACTGTTGGAGCAGAAAACAGTCCCATTGTGTTTGTATTTGCGACGGCTCTATTTAGCCGGTATGGGGCTTGCAGTGTTCCGTCGGCGGTTATTGTTGGAGCTTCAAATAATTCAATTTTGATTTCTCCTGCTGAAAATTGACCATTAAAAGCGTCAAAATGAACTTGTTTTGCCCCTACTTTCCCAAGAAATAAAACAGATTCTCCCGCGGCAATACTTCCATCGCCATCAAACCCAAAAGATTCACCCATGTGAATCGCGTGTGTATGCTCTTCAAAAATCGCTATCCCGCCTTCAGGGTCGATTATATTACGCGGGACTCCATCATTATCAAGGAAGAACCCATTTTGATATTCACGAATTAATTGCATTATGTCTCCTTCATTGATTAAAGTAATGATAGCTTTTATACTTCCTCTTCGTCAAACTCAATGACAGGACGCATGGTGCACTTACAATTAATTGCTTGACCAGGTATCCCGCGCTCGCCCGTATTTCTATCAATCACGGGCAAATCATCGAACGAGTAAATATTCCCATCCATCTCGATATGGTCTTCACGAGGCTTTATCCCTCCGAATGAATGTATCCACTCAAACTTTTTAATCCCCACTTTTTTCATGCGGTCTGTGTTGATTGTGTTGTATGCTTTCCGAGTCTGATCTAGTGCCACGTTCTTTGCTTTGCGCTCTGTCATATCGCCAAACTTTTGTATTTGTGGCATTAAATCCGCCATACCTTGACCAGTGGTTACCGAACGCAATACCGCCCCGCCAACACGCTGTATGTACGTTTGGGGAATAGACTTGATAAGCTGCACATTTTGAGCGATTGAAGCCTTGACTGTTTCGTGTAGGTCGGCACTCATAATCTTTGTATTGACCGTCATACCGCCGGATATTTGCTTCATACTTGAGCCTAATGCCACTTGACTCGCTTTATTCGTATCGTTTACCATCTTGGATGACATAAGCCCCGCAACATCTCCGAACATCCTATCAAACTTAGCGGATAAAGCGTTGATTAGTATCCGTGACTGTGATGCGATTGAAGCGTCGGTCGTAAAATATGCCTTAGCGTCTGGTGTTGAGTAAAGCTTTTTTAATTCCAGCTCAGTTAATTTCGTCATACGCTTAACGAGCTTTTTTAAGTCGCGCGCGTAACGATCTCCGATTGATGCAGGGTTAGCAAGGGTCGTTCCCTTGATGATATTTTTAGAGGATGTCTTCTTCAATTTCTGCCTCTTCTAATTCAATACCGTTATAACCGCTTTTTGGGTCTGCAATGATGCGAGTGCGAATATCGCCCCCGTCAATTGCACCCGCCATCTGTAACGCTTGATCGGTTTGCGCTTGTTTAAGGTTGATGTCAGCTTGTTCAATCTCTGTCAATGAGTCGAGAGGGTTAAATACACACTCAGTGGAAAAAGGTGCCATCCCGAACTTAGGGGCGATTAATGAACGGATCAATAGCTCGTGATGTCTATCAAGTAACGGGGCTAAATCGAAAGTCTGAATACTCTCTAACTCTTCACGGTAGCTAGCCTCTTCATACTCACCGCTTGCATTGAAGCCTTTTGGAGTCGTTCCGAGTAGTTTGGTAACGGGGATATTAGCGACCGACGCGACTAATTGATATTGAGTCATAATCACGCTGTCAAGGTCTCCGAGTGCCGTATCGAATTGAAGCATATCCTCGTTGTCTTTGTCAATAACCTTGATACCATAATTGTCGCGATAATAAGCGTGAGTGTTCATAGCACTTTCAAAAGCCACTTGATTAGCGATAGCCGCTGCTGCATCCGTTTTTAATACGTTGGTGCGTTTTGTCATTACCAATAGCGGTGCTTCGTTTGCGGTACGTTCTGCACTGTATACGCGCTCATAAATCTTTTGAGGTACGGAAACCCCGCCATAGAGATACGTTGGTTTTAGAATGTCCGGAACGTCATCGCCTCGCATAATGATTAAATGCGATTTATGGATACGTTTGCCAGATATGTTCCAAAACGTCGGTTCATAAAAGTCCATTGCCGAAGGATCGCCCGCTGCACTTCCACTCAGTTCAGGCGATACCCAATAAGGGTCTATTTGGCTAATCCCTTTATAACTTCCCACTGTCACCCCGTCGGCATTGTACGGCTTCTCATAATAAAGTGGGTCGGTGCTTTCAACTTTGAACATAGCGATACGGATACCAAACGTGCGTCCAAACTTAACGAATTCCAAAAGGTTCTGTTTAAGCTTAAATCGATTATTGGCTTGACGGATAGCGTCTAATATTTCAGGCGATATTTCCGTGCCGTCGTTTATGGTAATCTCCCATCCTTTACGGATTGCATCACGCGCGGGGATAGTACACGCCTTTGATACCAACCAATGCTGAGAGATCATAGCGCATGCTTGATACCCAATAAATCCTTGTGCTCCATACCATGACAATTGACCCATAGGGATACCGCCCATGTTATACGTCATAGCCTCTTTAACACTTGATATGCTATCCATCGTCCCATCTGCCACGACGAACTCATCCACCTTCTTTTGGAATGTAGCACTTAAAGCATTTTGGAGCATCTTGCGCGCGCTTAATCCGCCTGTATGCTGTGTGGTGAAGAACCCAGTCGATGGGGTCTCTTCGATAGGCTCTTCGATAGGTATTGATTTTTTGAACAGTCCAAACATAAAGACTCCTTATTGCCAAATTATAGCGAGATTGGTTGTTAGGTGAAAAATCCGCCTACTTTTAAATCAGCATACGCCATAATAAACGCGTCGGCAATATTCGGGGACGGTACGCCACGCTTCTTTAAATCATCTTTTGATTCTACCTTATTTTTATATTGTGGGTTGTGGTCTCTTCTTGGAGTGCATAATTGCTCCTTTAAGTCGTTCAAGCATTTAATCGAACTGTCAATAGAGATAATGCGCTCTGGGTCGTATGGTAACCCTTTAGATATTGCATTGTATGTTTCTTTCATCCTATCCGCTACCAGCCACCACGATTGAGCTTTAAGGTTTAAAAAGAAATCTTTATTTTTGATTTTATGCTGATATTCTTTTTCTGGACGCCGTATTGCACCGCCCGCATCGAACTTAGTGAACTTGACGTTCACTCCCATGGTAGCGTTAAAGTTTTTAAAATGGCTCCCCGCTGATGCACCGACCCCGATACAGTCGTATTGGATAAGTGAATTATGTTCGATAGCTTGATTGAATGCTTTTAGTGACGATTCCATTAGTTCGTCTTCTTTTGCCTTCCACTCTCGCACCTCAACTACTAAAATACCTTTAGTTAGTACCGTTGCGTTTGTATCGTTTCCATCGTCTGCAATATCGAACCCTAACTTGGACGCGCCCGTCGGTTCAATGCCTAGCCTTAGATGAGCATCAACACACGCCTCTACCCACGACCGCTTAATGATCGACTCTTCACTATCTTCTTTTGGATGCCCCAAATAAACATGATTGTAATTTTCCTCGTCCTCTTCTTTGGCGGCAGTAATGATTTTTTTCATGGTGGAAGATAAAAACGGGTTTTCATCGTAGTTAATATGTCTTACGATTGTATCGGGTGGAGGGTTAAGCACGAAGCGTTTATAAACAAAATCAGTGACTAATGAGGGATTAAATATTATCCAACACTCCGACCCCTCCTTGCGTATTGTAGGCTCTAATATCTCCCATTGCTCTTTCGTCAGCCCGTGACTCTCTTCACTCCAAAGAATATCGACCGATTCGATAGATTTAATCTCGTCTGGATTGCGCCACAGTCCATAAAAAAGAAACTCCGATCCGGTAGTGTTATGGCGTATTGAGTTTTGGATGACGGTGAACTCTTCACGCATCCCTGCCTCTTCAATTTTGATCTTCAAAAGGGAATAAACCGATTCACTGATCTTGTTTTGAATTTGGCGAACGCATAGAAATTTTAGTGTAAATTTAGAGGCAAGATAGATAGCGAAGCCAGCCGCGTCGTGTGACTTGGATGAAGCACGTCCACCCTTTAAAATCTTGTTACGTGCTTTTGTAGTCCAAAACGATTTTAGAGCGGGGTTAAGTTGCATCGACATCGGTATAAAAATCGCTAAGTGATCTTGATTGGATATTATTCTGCACCGCTGCCGTTGCGTTTACGTTGACGTCGCCTGATTTTGCGAACTGGTCTATGACTCCGAGGGATTGCCCTGCTTTGTGGATGGTTTCCTGCGCCATCTTATGCTCTGCCACGCTCATATCTTCGTTAATCTTTTTTGACATAACTGAAACATTTTTTAGGGTTGCATTGTGTAAAAATTGTAAGTGTCTTGTTTTCTCATTAACTGCTTTTTCAATAGCTGTAACTTCTTTGTAACTTTCGTCCACTAATGCCGTCTTTATCGCAATTTGGGCTGTAACTTTATCCGCGTGTTTTGGTTCTATCCCTTTGCATATTTTCCCTATTGTTACATGGCTTGTATTATATCTCTTGCCAAGCTCTGAATGTGAGTATTGCCCTGTATGCCAATCGGCTAAAATGTTCTCACGATCTTCATTCGTTAGTCTTGCCACTTGTCATACCCCCCACTTGGTGATCTTGATCTGTATCATCAAGCCATGCTGTTAATGTTAGCATTTAATTTCCTTACTATTTAGATACATTGTGGTATAATATAAATATAAAAATTTATTTAGGATTTTATTATGGAAAATGGATTTTGTGAATGTGGTTGTGGTAACAATGTAAGTGCCGGTAGACGATTTATTAGTGGTCATAATAGGGTTGGGAAAAGTAAACCAACTGTAGATATTAAATGTGCTGAATGCGAAAATATTTTTAGCGTTATTCCGTCTATGAAAAATAGAGTTTATTGTTCTAATGAATGCCGAGATAATCACAGACGAAAAAGAACTGGCGAAAAACACCCTCTCTATAATAGAACGCATATAAATTGTGGGGTATGTAATAAAGAGATAACTATTACCCCTAGCCTTTTGAAAAGAAAACGAAAAATATATTGTTCTAAAGAATGTGGTCATATTGCTCAGGCAAATGCTCTTAGAGGAAAAGTAAAAGTAACAAATAGAAGTGGCAAGCGTTCTGCAAGAGTTAGAGACGGAAATAAATGTGTTATGTGTGGGTTTGAGCACGCTGTTGCTGTTCATCATATTGTTTCTGTAAAAGATGGCGGGAGCAATGAGCTTACTAATCTTGTAACGCTTTGCCCAAATCACCACTACATGGCTCACATGAACATGATACCAATTGATGATCTTAAAAAATACGCTTCCGAGTTTAGTTTTCATAATGGTGTTGAATTTATAACTTCCTCTTTGGGAAAAGGTCCAAATTTTAGAGGATGATTTATCGTCACTGTGAGTTCTGCTATTTCGTGCGTATGGCACCAACTCTTTGACTGATTTATAGACTATTTCTTGCTTCATTCCTCATCCTCATCTGTACTTCCAAGTTTCCACCCGGCTTTTTCTATCAATGCCATGTCGCCACAATTCCATATATTATGTTCCCAAACGTCTAGCTCTGATTGCTTGTCCAAACACCACTCTTTTAAAACGCTCCATAGCGTGTCGTCTGCTATCTGTTCGAGTTGATCGATCCATTTGTGATACTTTGAGGCTAATATGTCACGGTATATGTCAATAGGGCATACGTCAATATTTAGGAAGTGTGGGACAGCGTGTGCAGCTAAACGGTCATCATCGAGGTAACAGCCCATGATGTTATAAAAACGTCGTTGCAGTTTTTTATTCATCCATTCCCCTTATGATCTCTAAGCGAGCAACTTCACGGGCGAGGTGTTGGGATGAGCAATTTTCCCGCTCAGTTGCTCTTTTACAAATCACTTAATGACCTACACCCACTTACAAGATTAAAAGCTTTTAGGTTATCAGGTATAATAACTTTTTGTGAAACGGTTAATTACCGAAATAATTCTCGTACGCTATAACCGCTTCATTAAAAGCTCTTTGTTGATGTTGCCCATTATGGAAGCATTACAATCACTCTCCCAAGCAGGTTTTATTCTTTTGCTATGCTGGCAATGTGTACCTATACACTCCGTGATCACTTGGCAACATCAATTAAAAGCTATTTTATAACATGGTACTCATGGAAAGATTCGATAACATCTTTAAATTGCTTGTGAAATGCACTGGCTTTCTTTCAAGTCGTGAGTGCACTTCATTAATAATTTACGACGCTACAAAATTGTAGTTTGTCGAAAGACCACCGTTTAGTCTCACAAATGAAATGAGCGGTGATATGTAACGGTATTATACTCTTAATTGCTTAAAATTTTACTTATTCCGTAATCGAAATTATACGCTTTTACGTACACCAGCCAAAGGCTATTTTTGCCCTCATTGAACTTTTTGTAATTGATACGCATTGCTTCATTTGTTAGCCCGAAGTGTTGGGCTAAGACTTTGTGGTTTATGTGTTCGTTTGGGATAATTTTATTCATAATTGAACTTTTATTAGAATTTTTGATTTTACAATTTCGTTAAGTCTAAAAAAATCAACGCTATCTTGGAACATCTCACTACCTACTCTAACGCAATTTGGGATAATCTTTGATAACAAATCCCATGTTATATCTCCGTGAAGTGTTGTAATTCCACCACCATTTTGAAGTTCTTTTTCTTGGATAAAACCGATTTGGTTTCCATTTTCATCAGAAAAATAATATCTTTCGATTCCGCTTTTAAACCATTTTTTAACAGTTAGTGTGTTCATCTCATCCCCTTTTGTCTTTATATACCACAATTATATCAAATATATTTTGTGTTGTCAAGGGTTTTTTAGCAATTTTTAGAAGATGTTTTAAATTTCCAAATAATCACAAATAATTTTTTTTGCCTCATCAAACGAATAACACACGTTGCATTGATACCCGTTTGATGATAATGTACTGATCCATTCTCTCTGATTTTCGGACAAACTTCCCTTTACGCTCTTCATCTCAATAAATAGCCCGTGAGCGTGTTTTGATGGGTAGGCTAACATAATATCAGGAACACCGCTTTTTACGCCCTCAGCCTTCAATTTCGTGGCTGTAACGATATTGCGCTGTCCTCCATTAGGGATAGCAAACATCATAGTGAGCGGTACGTGCTTATTGCTTTGAAGTTTTGCCCATGTGAATAGTTTAACCTGCTCGATATGTTCTGAATTCTTCATTTTTCTTTATTCCCTAAATGCTCAATCCACTCACCAATCATGAGTGATGCGTTTAAAATCTCTTTTGACTTTTCCACTATTTCAGCATCAAATCCGCCGTAATAATCCATCGCTACACCTGCCTCGATCATCGCTACTCTTGCAATATCAAGTTTTTCGATAATTTCTTCCATTATTTTGTATCCTTTACAAAAATACCATTTACCATTCTCCCCGTTCTTAGCGCAATTATATTATAAGCCGATTCCACACAATCATCAAAATCAAGCCCACATAATCTTGCTTGGATTATGAGAGTTATAGCAATATCACCTATAGCATCCATTATTTCCTCTTTATTTCTTTTGCCTAATGCGTTGGCAAGTTCCCCTATTTCTTCAACTGTTTTTAACATTTGGGATTCTGGGGAAGCTTTCTCTAATATCCCTTTTTCACCTGCCCAATTTAAAACTTTATTCTTCAAAATATCTCCTCCTTTTTGTATTGCTGAAATAATTTATCAGCAATACACTTATCGTCACGTCTGCCACGGTTTCCATGCCCTAGGTGATGAACTTCAACGTTTGTTGCCCCGCACACCATACAGCATAAGCCTTGATTGCGAAGCCACTATAAATACACTTTGTCTTTTAATGGCTTTGGCTTCAATTGTTCAGCTTTTGTCATTGCTTCCAAATACTCTATATATTCGTATGCAAGAACCAATTTATGAATCATTTGCCCACCGTCTTGGTATTTATTCGTAATCTCATTTCGCTTATTATCAAATTCTTCTCGTGTCATATCATCCCCCCTAAAACGGAATTTCGTCTTCGTTAATATCAATCTCTGGCATAGTATTTTGAGGCATTGGCTTCGTTTCTTGTCTCTCATACGTCGGCTTAGGCATTTTATACGACTGTTTTTCTTGATCGCCGCTGTTGTCTTGTTTGTTGTCAAGCATCTTCATTGTTTCAACGATTACGATATGCTTTGAGCGTTTTTGCCCATCTTTATCGACCCATTGATCAAGTTTTAGCCGTCCAGTTATAAAAACTTTTGAGCCTTTACGCAAATATTCGTTCGCGATTTCCGCGCTGCGACCAAAAAAAGTTAAGTCGATAAACATAACATCTTCGCGTTTCTCGTCGTTCACCTTGAACTTGTGAGATGTTGCAACGCATGTGCTTGCAATTGCACTTCCTGATTGAGCGTATTTAAGTTCAATGTCCCTTGTTAAATTTCCAAGCAGTGTGATTTGATTAAACATTAATTTCCGCCTCTTTTTCAGCGTAAAACGATTCTAAGATTTCTTCACATTTTCCTTGCCCCAAATCTAGAAACCCATCAACCGTTTCGTTGGTGATATTAGCCCACTTTGTGAAGTTGACTTTCTCATCGTCCGTCATACCGCGACCGTTAAAAAACTTTTCAAGTCTTGACAGTTCAGGCTCGACGACTTCCGCTTCTTTGATTGGTTCGACTTTGGGTGTTACATTTGGGGCTTTCATCATTGCGTTTAGATCAACTTGCGGAGCTGATGGGATAGCCTCAACGGTTGTTACTTTTCCAATGTCTCCCGCTTCTTCACTCGTTTGTAATCCAAACATTACTTGTGGGTAAAACTCTTTGATAAAGAATGATTGAGCGCGTTTGCGTAGCATCAATTCGGGCATAGTCACCCACTTACTCCCCTTCTTATCAATCCATCCCTCATCTTTTGCCATCTTCATAGTTACGCTCATGCCAACGTTATCTTCGCCAGTTTCAGCATCGATAGCAGAACACTTACACGTTTGCAGGTCGTCTGAAATAATCGTTTTAAGTGAGCCACGTATCATCCCACTTTGATTAAGTCGTGCCACTAAAAATGATGTTGAAAATGATGGTCTCCCATAAATTATATAAATACTTTGTGCTACTTCCATCACGCTTATGTTCATGCGGTTTGCAAGGTCATAAACAATCACTGCGCTTGCGATGTCGTTTTTCAATGTATCGGGGAAAAATGCACTTTTTGCAAGTGCGCCAGCTCTACGTTGTTCTAACTCGAAGCTTTTTACTTCAAGTTCAAGGGCTTGTGTTCGTGTCTCAATTGTTGTCAATGCGCTCATATTTTTTCCTTAATTATTTTGATAATGTGCATACGCTGGAAGCACAATGGTTTGAACGAGTTGATCAGTATCTTCTTTGTTCCGATACATCGGTTTGTCGAATTCATCGATACGCTTGTAAATCTCGATGGCTTGTTTGACTTTCTCGCGTCCTAGTTCCAAATCAGCGTCACAGAATTCATATACTGCCACCATGAACGGAAATTCAGGCTCAACACATACCAGGACGAATTTATCAACTCGTTTACCGATTGAGCGTAATGTGTCAATGTAGTGTGCAGCTGAAATGTGATAACCAAAATTGGCGCAAGCCTTCGCGAATCCATCCTTTGAAGCATCAATCGTCTTTTTAATATCAACTACTAATCCAAACTCTTCGATAAAATAATCAGGCTTGCATTTCACCGCGATACCGTCAATTTCTCCGAAAAATTCTTTTTCAGCGATACCGTTTTGAAAAAAGCATTTAGCGTCACTTTGGATGATCGCATCCGCACAACTTCGGGCGATAAGATAATCATCGTTTTTGAGGACTGTTTTGCCACCGCTAAGGCGTTCAAACTCTTCTTTGATAGCTTTGCCCTCTTTCGTCCGTCCGTCGTAAATAGGGGCGATTGCGTAATCCTCATCAAATAGGTGGGGCTCTAGCACCATGCAGTGAATAGCCGAACCCATCACCATTGCGGGCGATTGTTCTTTTTTCACACCCATTTTATATTTATATGGGTTTTTAAGAATGACTTTTAGGTTTGTTGAACCTAACGCTGGGTGGGCGTGGTATTGCTCATTTGTCATTGTCGTATTTTCTTCAAAATTAAGATCTAACATTATTTTACCTCTACTAATTTAAGTGATGTGATGCCAGCACTTTCGATCATCTTAGTAAGCTTATTTGTGATTAACTCATGTCGTGTTTGAGTTGGGGCTAAAATCTCGAATGTAGCGGTGATAGTAAATACTTTCTTGCCATCTTCCCGCGTTGGCAGTGGCTCTTCCCACGGTAACATAGCTTCTTGTTTTGGTTGTTCGGGCTGTTTAGCGATTGGTTTATCTTGGATAGCCCTAGCGTTTATTTGCTCGAATCTGATCCGCTCCTCACGCTCAACCCGCACCCGCTCACGCTCCACCGCTTCGGCTCGCTCCCGTTAAGATTTTGCAAGGGCTTCTTGCTTTTCGAGTTCTGCTCTTGCAAGTAGTTCGATTTCACGTTGTCGGGCTTTTTCTTCCGCTTCGATTCGCGCTTTATCTGCAATCTCTCGATCACGTTTCGCTTTCTCTTCGGCTTCAAGTCGGGCTTTTAGAATCTCATTTTCTACCGCTTGAATACGTGCATCGACTGCATCGGTTGTTTTCTTTGTAAGCGTGTATCCAGTTTTATTTGTTGATACCGCTGATAGCATAACTAAATCTTTAGTGCTAATTACGTCGGTACTTAAAAATCCTTTTTCAAAACAAGCATCGCTTGCATAATCAAAGATTAATTCTTCAATTTCAAACAGCTTTGTAGCCTCAAACTTTGCCACTTGATCTGCTATCTTCGCCCGTCCGTCATCATACATTTTTTCGATCTCTTTTTGTTGAGATTTGAAATCTGTGATTGGTTCTGAAATCGAATCAATGAACTTTTTACACGTTGTTGAAAACTCTTTTTTGTCTTTGTTGAATGTTGCCATCAACTCTTTTGCTTCGTTCAATCTATCCTCTACGACTACAACATCATACTTTGCGATTGTCTCAGCGATTGACGCTTTTACGTCTGCCATGTTTGATACTAAATCAAATTTGTGTGTTACTTCTAAATCTTTCATACTTCATCCTCCATTTTTTGATTACGCGCCGTATGACCTTTTTTATGAAGCCGAAGCCCCAAGATCATTAGGTTTTTCTTTTCGCTTAAGTACTGATGTACCGCCTGTGGTGTCACACCTAAATGATTAGCCAGATTTTCAATGTCTGACCATTTGAATTCACTTTGTTTTTTCATTTTATGATCTCAGCCATTGAACAAATTTTATTAAATGCCTCTAGCCGTCTTTTGCCTTCTTCTGAATCTTTTATAAATTCACAATCATTGTTCCAAAAATCGTTATCCCATTCCTCTTTTGTTCTAGTGAAGCAACCCATTTGAATAAACAATGTTCCCTCGAAACAATAAGCTGATGAATGATATTTATAAAAATTCATTAAGTGTACTATTATTGAAATTTTTACACCTGATTCTACTTTTGCTCTTGTCAAAATACTTGCACCATCTCCGATACTTGCACCATCTCCGATACTTGCACCATCTCCGATACTTGCACCATCTCCGATATTTGCACGATTTCCTATACTTGCACGATTTCCGATATTTGCACCATCTCCGATATTTGCACCATCTCCGATATTTGCACGATTTCCTATACTTGTATCATTTCCTATACTTGCACGATTTCCGATATTTGCACGATTTCCGATATTTGCATCATCTCCGATATTTGCACGATTTCCTATACTTGCATCATCTCCTATACTTGCACGATTTCCGATACTTGCACCATCTCCGATATTTGCACGATTTCCTATACTTGCACGATTTCCGATATTTGCACCATCTCCGATATTTGCACCATCTCCGATATTTGCACGATTTCCTATACTTGTATCATTTCCTATACTTGCATCATTTCCTATACTTGCACGATTTCCGATACTTGCTTCATCTCCTATACTTGCACGATTTCCGATACTTGCATCATCTCCTATACTTGCACGATTTCCGATACTTGCATCATTTCCTATACTTGCACGATATTTTTTAGCTTCCGCTCTAAGCTCCAAGATTGTTTCATACTCAAAACGTACTTTGAGTAACCCTAAAAACACAACTTTCATCTTATTCACCTTTTTTGCTTTGATTTAGTAAGTTTATCTAACAAATACTTACATTATTATTAACATTTTTAAGTAAGTCTATCTAACTGACAAACAAACCAAACGGGCATTATCTAAAATCTCTTTCCGCCAAATTAGCGATTAAATTATTACTGTGAGCATATTTCATAGAGTGTACCCCATCATGTTGATGAACACAATCTCAAACATAGCCTCGAATCGTATTTTAGGATTACCGCTTTTTGTAGTTCCTTCGACTGATACGCCTTTCCCAACCTGAGACGGTGCGATAATAATCCCCTGCTCTACGAAATGAGACCGCGTAACGCTTGTAACCTGATCATGTGATACCGCTTAAATGAGTTATTTCCAAACCCTACACTCGTATCTTTTTTAACATAAACTACGCTCTCGCGAACCTTGTTTATTTTTTCATAAATGTTCATCCTTCATCCTCCATTTTTTGATTACGCGCCGTATGACCTTTTTTATGAAGCCGAAGCCCCAAGATCATTAGGTTTTTCTTTTCGCTTAAGTACTGATGTACCGCCTGTGGTGTCACACCTAAATGATTAGCCAGATTTTCAATGTCTGACCATTTGAATTCACTTTGTTTTTTCATTTTATGATCTCAGCCATTGAACAAATTTTATTAAATGCCTCTAGCCGTCTTTTGCCTTCTTCTGAATCTTTTATAAATTCACAATCATTGTTCCAAAAATCGTTATCCCATTCCTCTTTTGTTCTAGTGAAGCAACCCATTTGAATAAACAATGTTCC